AGGCCGCATCGGCCCTCAAGAGCTTCCATCAGATGGTTCTTGGAGATGTGAAGAAATAGTGGTTCGCAGCCTGGGCCACTGGGCTTCTTATGTCTGATTGATCTCCGGATACGCTGAAAGAAGCGGCGGCGGTTTCCCTCCCTAAAGAGCCGCGCACCACACTGACCATGCGGCTGAAGGCCACCGCAGTGATCCCGAAGGCGGATGGTGTCCAGTTTGAGCAGCACGATAGTCCAGCGCCTGTTTTGCCCGCACGGCCAGTGCGCGATCCGTTCTGCCGGAAAGACGCGCCGGACGAAAGTGGGGTTGCGGAGCCAACGGCGGAAGTCGGCTCGGCCGACTCCCGCCCAAAAATAGTTCTTGACAAGTTCAGTGGCTTAGCCGCACACTGGATACGGATTGATTCTGGGGGCCCAGGAACGGGCAGGTAGTTGATCCTGCAATCGCGGCTACGTCTGGGTCCACCGCATCGAACAGACTAAGCTGCCAGCCAGCCCCAAGACTCCTGTAATCTGCGCTCTAAGAAGGCTGCACAAGGCTTCGCATCAACAAGATGCGAAGGGAAGCCGCGTTTACCTCAAGATCAAATGGCCAAGCCATTCGCTGTAATCCGAAATCTCTCCGGCATTGCTCAGGCGCTTACGCGCATGGGGCAGGCTGCGTCTGCGCTGGTCTACCGTGAGCCGGACGAGGTGATTCCAGGCATCGAGTCCAACTCGTTTCCGAATCCCTCTCAGCCGGTGCGGCCAATTGCGCCGCCGGGCAGCGAACCGCTGGCTTTCCCGTACAACTACGGGATGAACCTGACGTACACGCCGCGGTCGGATGCGGAGTACAGCGCAGCAGACCTGAAGCGGCTGAGCGAATATCCGCTGGCGCGGTGGTGCATCGAGAACGTCAAGGACATCGTTAGCGGCCTGAAGTGGCAGATCCAACCACGCGCCAAGTTCGGCGAACCCAAGCAGGCGTTGCAGGAGCGGGCGGCCGGGGACAGGAATATCGCGGCGCTCACGCACATTTTCGAGCGGCCGGACGGGGAGCACGATTGGCCGGAATGGTCGCGACCATTGCTCGATGACATGCTGGTTGCCGATGCGCCAGCCGTCTTGCTACGCCGCTCGAAGAAGGGCGATATCGGCGAGCTACGGGTCGTTCCAGGACATACAATCGTGCGCTACATCGACGTGAATGGCTACACGCCGAAGCCGCCGGCGCCAGCGTATGCACAGCTTTGGGAAGGCATCCCGCGCGTCAATCTGGACATCACGCAACTCGTCTACAAGCCGCGCAACATCGCGCCGCGCAACACCGTGCAGAGCTATCTGTACGGGTTCGGACCGACGGAGCAGGCCGCCAAAGAGATCGAGGTCGGCTGGAAGCGGTTGGAGTTCACGACCCTTTATTACACCGCAGGGGCGGTCCCCGGCCTGATCCACATTGTTCCGCCGAACATCACGCCAGAGCAGATCGAAAACGCGATGAAGAATCTCAACTCGCGGCTGGCCGGTAATCTGGTCGAGCGGCAGCAGTGGCAGATGCTCCAAGGATTCTTGCCGGATGGCAAGGATCAGATCATCCAGACCAAGGACAAGCTCTTAGCCGATCCATTCGACGATCTGCATATCAGGAAGATTTGCTTCGCCTACGGAACCTCGCCGCAACGGCTCCTGAAGATGATGAACAGGGCAGCCAGCCAATCGAATCAGGCGGCTGCTCAAGAAGAGGGCACGAAGCCTTGGGCCAACTGGCTGTTCAATACGGTGATGAACTACATTCTGCAAGTCCAGATGGGCTATGCGGATTATGAGTTCGGGTTCTCGACCGACACGGAAACGGACCCGGTAAAGATCGCCACAGCGGACAATCTGCGCATCGGGAAAACCGCTTCACTGAACGAGATTCGGCGGATTCGCGGGGAAGATCCGCGGCCGGAGCCGGAAGCGAACGAGATCGGGATGATAACGACGGGCGGGTGGGTGTCGATCACGATGCACGCGCCCCTCAACGCGCCCGGCGGAGGCGCTGGCGGGCCTGGTGGGGAGCCTGGTGCATCTCCGAAGCCAGGAGAGCCGAAACCGGCGCCTGTGGGCGGGGAACCGGGCGAACCGGGGTCCAACGGCCAGCCGGCGAAGCCTCCGAAGGCAGCTGCCATGGTTGTGATCGAACTTCAAAAGGCGGTGGACGGCGTGTTCACGATGACACTATCCCGGCAATTGGCCGACGCCATCTATGGGCTCGAACGGATCGGCGTAAAAAAAAAGAGCCAGCAATTGAGGAAGATCCGGTACTGAGGGCGGTCGCGCTGTTCGAGGATGCGGCCAAAGGCTCTCCCGATCAACCACGTGTTCCGGCGGGCAGTCCAGAAGGCGGGGAGTTCACCAGCGGGACCGGCAGCGGCAAGACCTTCCGGTCGGTGAAAGCGCAACGGGCGGCCAAGGCTCAAGTCCCCTGCAAGGCTGCGCAGCAGCGGGCGGCTGAGGAGCAGGAGGCGATTCTCGGGCGGGCTCTTGGCATGTCTCAACTGCCAGACAATTCCGCTTTTGATCTCCAGGCTGGGAAGGTCGTGGTAGAGGTCAAGACAGTCTTTGTCAGCAAGCACGGCAAGGTCACGATGAACGCGAAAGCGCTCATGCGCAAGCAGATCGCCATCAAGGAAGGCCGGCTGAAGCGGGTATTCACAGTGATTGCGGATAAGCGACAGCCGGGCGTCACACGCTACTACATGGCCAAGGGAGTCGGTTCTTTCCGCATTCCCAAAGCAGATCGTGACCCGCGCGGCCGCGCTGTTCCGACCACGATATTGCAAATCAGGGGGCTGATCCGATGAGCTGGCTTATCGCGGGTGAAAACGGTGCGCTGAATCAGTTCGCCTCCGGTTTGGGCTACACGGAGTTGATCGCGGCGCTCGACGGTAACCGCGCCGATTTCCCGGCGCTTGAATCGCTGGTGGAGCACGGCATCAGCGAACAAGTTCCAGAAGTCATCGCAGACTTGTCGCGCTTCATCGACAAGCAGGACGATCCAGACGTGCTTTCGGTCGCGGAAGCCATGAAGGGCTTGCTGCATGGCTTGGAAGTGGCCATCGTCACCAGCGGAGAGAGCGATCTGGATGAGGATGGTTCTGAGCCCGGCGAGATCATTTACGGCGAGGGGCAGGACGAAACGCCGCTCACGGAAGAGGATCTTCCGGCTGATCCCGAGGCGGACAAGGCGGATTTCCTGTTTGGTGACGGGCGGCCGTCTCCAGGATTGAATTTCGATGGGCTGTTGGTTCGCAAGGCCGCGTCCCTTCCACCCTTACAGCGGGACGGCATCAAGGTCATTCGAGCGCGCCGGCAGTTCGCCAACAAGTTGGGCGAGTTCTTTCGGAAGACCGCGGCGGACCTGGCGCGGCAGGTGCTGGAGTTTGAACCGCCGGAAGCCGGCAAGGTTGCCAAGGCGAAGCCGAAGACCGCGGCTGAACTGGCGGCGCAACTCACGCGCATCGACTGGGACGAGTTGATCCCCGAGGCTGAGGATGCGCTGACGGAGATCGCGCGCGAGGGCGGCTATGCGGCGCTGGCGCAACTAGAGATCAGCGACACCAAGGTCATCAACGAAGTCAACGACGTAGCGGGCGATTGGGCTTCGGGCCGGGCGGCCGAGATGGTCGGCAAGAAGTGGGTGGACGGCGAGCTGGTAGACAATCCGAATCCCAAATGGGCCATCACGGAAACGACGCGCGACGATATTCGGCAGATCGTTGAAAACGCCTTCCAGCAGAACACGTCGATGAAGGATCTGGCGGCCCAGATCCAAGAGGCTGGCGCCTTCAGCGACTACCGGGCGAACATGATTGCTCGCACGGAAGCGCTCAATAGCGAGACGCAGGGCAATCTGGCCGGCTGGGAAGCCAGCGGGATGGTGGAGTCCTACAAGTGGACTCTTTCGGCGGACCACGATGACGCGGACGATTGCAACTGCTCCGACAACGCCGATGGAAGCCCATACGCCTACGACGAGTTGCCGGACTACCCCGACCACCCTCATGAAATGTGCAGTCTGTCGGTCGCGCGCCTGAAAGGCGAAGAGAGCGACGAAGACGAAGACGTTGAAGACGCAGTCGGCGCGGGGGATCTGCGGAAGGCCGTTGCCGCTTTTGAGGATCTGGCGAAGTATTCGGAAGGTGAAGCCCGCGACGAATCTGGCCGGTGGACCTCGGGCGGCGCGGCCACGCCGAAGCACGTTGGCAACGTCAAGCGGACGCTGAGCCAGGGATGCGCAGCGGTTGGGACTCGGTCAGCGGGCGACGAGGAGTAGAAAATGCAGGACACGGTTCTGGCGAATCAGGTAGGCGTATCCGTGTTGACGGTTTACGTGCTACAGGCGCTCAAGCGCGCGCCGTGGTTTCCCTGGATCAAACAAAACACGGACAGGTTGAACCGCGGCCTTGCGGTGCTGATCGCGTTTCTGACGGCCGCTGGCTTCCAGTTTTCGATGCAGGGGTCCTGGCAGGCCGGGAGAACGGTCACGGTTGTTATCCCGTCGGTGGGAGTTCTCTGGACGGTGTTACTCCATGCGCTGGCGCAAACCGGGATGCAGGAATCCTTCTACCACGGGATCGTGAAGAAGGCGGACCCGGACAAGCGGTGACGGCTGGCGCAATTGGCCCGAACGTCAAGCGCCTGATCTGCGAACGCGCGGCGCAACTCCAGATCGACGCGACCAAGCGCCGCTTCGGAAAGGCTGGCGTCGGAGAAGTCGCAGTTGCAATGCCGATGGCGCGGAAGGGATCAAGGGCAACATGCACGCCGCGGTGGAATGGGTGCAGGCGGCGCTCAAGGTTCTGCGGGCTGCGCCAGACGCGCATTGGAATAACGACGAAGAGGCCGCTGGCGAACTGCTGGCGCAGATCAAGGCGAAGCGCTTGCGCGGCGGAGTCGCTGTTTGCGCAGCGGCCCGCCTTTTTCATTTTACAGCAGGGGGGATTATGTATCCAGACTTCCTGAAGTATTTCCCACTCGTCAAGGTTCAAGACGATGCGGATGGACGGGCTATTGCGTATGGACTTGCCACCTGTGAGGCCGTTGATCTTGAGGGGGAACGGTGCGTGTATAAAGACACGTTACCCGCTTACCAAGCCTGGAGCGATGCCGCAATGCGGTCCACAGCAGCCGCCTCGCAGGAACTCTCCATGGGCAACTACCGCCTGCAGCACAGCTTGCAGATAGCAGGTAAGTGCATCGGGATTGACTACCTCGACGATAAGAAAGAAATCTGGACCAAAGGCAAAGCGGTTGACGAAGACATCAGTCAAATGTTGCGCGAGGGCTTCCTTCGCGGACAATCCCATGGCGGTAAATATGCCTACAGAAAGTGCGCCGAGTGCGGAGCTGACATTCCTCAAAAAAACTTCTGTCCGATGTGCAATAAAAAGGTCGTTGTCAACTACGCCGTGGGGAGCCTTTCTGAAATTTCTTGGGTTGATGCGCCATGTCTTCCGCAAGCGACCTTTGCCTATGTGAAGGCCGATGGCTCGATGGAACTTCGCAAGTTCCAAAAGGCCGAGGCCAAGACCAAGCGGGTAGACGGCGAAGACCTGCCGGCCAGCGCGTTTCTGATCGTGCTCGACAAGGACGACACAAGCACCTGGAACTTGCCTTGGCGGTTCAGCACAGAGGAAAAGACCGTCGCTCATCTTCGCAAC